CGTCTGCCACGGGTTTGGCTGCGTGTGCAGCAGTCGGTACACAGGGTGCGTGGACGCCTTCGCCTTGCCACCGTTGGCAAGTCGTTCATAGACGTGCAGCGGCAGGGAAGATACGGCATCGGAGATCACCCGAATGCACGCCGTGTACGCAGAACAGGCCATCGAGTTGTCAGCCGTCACGCGGATTCCGCTGGGTGTGCGGTTGCTGCTGACTTCGGTCCAATCAATCCCGCGCAGGTCGGTCATGCGGAAGTCAGCGTTGGCGGTTTCGGTTTCGCTCATAGCGTCAGGATGTCCCAGTTGTTGCTTTGCGTGGATGTCGTCGCGTGCATTCCGGCCGCCATGGTCAGGGCCACGATCCCGTCAATGCGTTCGTGGCTTCGCTGCTTGCTTGGCTTGATGTTTTGCCCGTCCGTTTGAATTGCCACGTTTCCGGCCTGCCAGGTGAGCACCTCGTGCCCGCCGTGCAGCAATTTGCCGCCAACACACCATGCCTCGATCTGACGCGCGGGGGCCGACATGCTGCCGTAACCCTGTCCAAAACCTACGACGGGCAAGCCGTCCTCTTGCAGTAACTGCGTCAGGTGTGTGGAGTTCCATCTATCCACGGCTATCTGGCGAATGGTGTACTTCTTCGCACAGTCAAGGATTCCCTGGCGAACCACCGAGTAGTCGGTGATGTTGCCTTCCGTGACGTGCAGCAAGCCCTTTCGCTGCCAAACGTCATACGGCACCTTGTCACGCCGCACGCGCTTTTGAAGGTTCTCCTCTGGCACCCAGAAGTGAGGTTCCACCCAGAAGGTGCCATCATCCAAAGGGAACAAGAGTACAAACGCCGTCGTGTCGAACGTCGTGGCGAGGTCGAGCCCCGCAAAACACTCGCGGCCCGTTAGGTCCACGGGGCAAGGCTTGTTGCCCTGCGCCCAGTGGTGCATCTGAATCCAGCGCGTATCCTGCTCAGTCCAGCAGTTCAAATACAACTGCTTGAAGGTGTTTTCGTAGGTTGGCATTTCGACTGCGCGCTGGCACTCGCTTCGGAGAAAGTCGAGCTTGATCGAAACGCCCAGGTTCGGATTTGCTTTTGCCCAAGTAGTTTCCGCCTTCCAATCATCTTCCGGCGCAGCGGCATAAATCATCGGCAGAAATGTATCGTCTTTTATTGCACCACTTGCGACGGCTTCCGCGTATTTCCAGACCTCCCAGCAAACGGTTTTCCTGTCCGATCCCGCTGTGGTCAGCGCTACCGTAAGAGGGCTGCGGCGCGCCCCTTGGCCAGAGAGCATGACATCCCACATCTCCCTGGTACTTACGTGCAGTTCGTCAAAAATCACAGCATGAGGCGAAAGCCCGTGCTGGATTCCGGCCTCGGCAGAAAGTGCCTTATACGTGGCGTGCGTAGACTCTCGCACGATGGCGCTTCGGTAAACCTTCAACTGCTGCCGCAAAGTCGGAGACTGCTCAACAGCAATCCGTGCGGTATCGAATACCAACCGCGCTTGGTCACGCGAAGCCGCGCAGGAATAGACTTCGCAGCCTGGCTCCTGCTCCAGCAGGCACCGTAAGGCGATTCCCGCAGCTAAGGTAGATTTTCCATTTTTGCGCGGAAGCGCAAGCAGGCTAGTCCGCACCTTGCGCTTGCCGTTCTCTTCGGCGAACAACGCCCGAATGTAGCCTCGCTGCCACGGCTCAAGCAGGAACTGCTTGCCGCCGAGTTCGCCCTTGGCGTGCGTTAGGTGCTTCTCGAAGAACCTGACGGCGATGCACGAGGCACACTTGCTGCACGGCTTATCAGCCGAACATGAGGCGGTCTTCTTCGTCTTCGGCTGTCGTGTGCTCAACGGCGTTCACTCTGGCCAAGGCAGACGCAGTAAGGCCGAACTGCTCCGCAAACCGGAGCATGTGCAACCGCGAATCCTTCTTGCGATACCACGCCGGGTGATTCATCACGCGGCCCTTATCATCCATGAACGTCGCGCCGTGCTGCGTTAATTCTCTCTCGGCTTTTACCATGTCAGCCAAGGAATCGCAGTACGCGGCAAGCGTGTGCTGGTGCCGCAGTGCCATAACCTTGGACGCTTCTAGCATGGGCACGATTCGATTCCACTCTGCCCGGCCGATCTCGCACAGGTAGGACGGCGGCTCTGGAACCCCAGGCGGCGCATCAATCCCGCTCTTGTGCGGCCCGCGAATGCGTGAACCTCGCAGGCTCAAGATCGCCTTGGCTACCGGCTTCCTGCCTTTGCCCATTACGCCACCCTGAGAAATGACGGGAACCGTGGCACGCCGCCATCAGTCAACGACTGAAACTTAAACGTAACAAGCGTGCCAACCTTTGGCGGGCATCGCCTAGCTGCATCCGTCAGCCCTGACGATAGGCGGAACTCCGTGCCGTCTGCCAGACGCATCACCAGCGCACCAACTGCGGAAGCGTTCCTGCCGGTGCCGCCTTCGTAGCCGATCACGGTGGCCTCGGCATCCTGAAACGTCTTGACCTTGAGCAGCGTTGCGGATCGCTTTCGCTCGTAGGCACTGCCCGGCTGGCGAAGCATGAGCCCCTCACCGCCGAGGTACTCGACGCGGGCCAACTCCTCCAGCAGATCGCCGCTGCCAATGCACTGCCGCTGTGGTAACGCAAAGGCCGCGCTGCCGCTGATCGCTGCACGCATCGCAGATTGCCGTTCCTCAAATCCACCGGAAGCCAGCGGGGCATCAAACGCTGCGAACCTGATTGACCGCCACGCATCGCCGCCGTCATGCGACCGGACCAGGCCAACCGTCTGCTGGAACTGGCCGCGACCAATCCAGAGTTCGCCATCGAGCGGCTCGCCGTTCGGCAAAGCATCGACGAACCACTGCGGGGCGTGGATCCGCAGCCCTGTGCGAGTGGTCAATGTGCGGCAATCCCACACGGCCCGCACGCCGTCGAGCTTCTCCGAGATCCACCAGCCGGTCGGATCGGAACCGCTCCATGTCTTGGCAAGCATTACGGCCATCAGATGCACTCCAGCGACAGGTCAGCAAGGCGAACCGGCATCGGCTCGCAGTCTCGCGGCGAGATCGTCCACCGATACAGACCACCATCAGGATGACGCGACGGCGGCAGTACCGACTGAGCAGGACGCCCGCCATACCGCACCTCAATACCGCCGCGCTTCCGCCACGCACAATCAGGGACAGGATCGACAAGGCGAAAGATACGGTGCTCGCCTCTTCCGCTGGTGTAGGTCGGGGTGCGTGAACCCGCCAGGCCCAGCCGCTCAAGAGCAGACCGGCCTGCGGCGTCGTCGTACTCGACATCGACCAGGCCGCCATGCCCCAGCAGGATGCCGACGTTGTAGCCACCGTTCAGCCAGTTTCCGATCACGTCGGCTGTAGTTGCTGCCAACGTGTTCCATGCACGCCCGAGCGGAATCTTTCCGCCTTTGGCAACGCGAACGCATGCCGCGCCGTGGTCGAGCAACGCCTGCAAGTCATCATCAATCGCAACGCATGTGGACATCGAACGTGCCTTCGGTGATGCGACAAACATACGCCAAAGATCGACGCATTTTCAATGGGGCGTGAAGTGATTTTCGTGCCTGAAAACAAGGCACGAAACGCACGCGAAACGCACAGGAATAAACACGCGCAGTAACGCTTACGGTGACGCTGCTACGGCGCGAATTAGCAGCGGCCCAGACACCCGAACTACGCCAGGACGGGCCGCATGACGCACGCCACGCACTAGGGGGCACCAATTTCGGCCATGCGTGCGTTTCGCAACGTCTGGTTTAGCTCAACGCAGGGTGCCATGGTGGCAGGCACCCTCCCCGTGCGTTCAGTTGGCCCCTGTGGCTTCTCTGCCCGTCTTGCGGGTGTGGCACGAGGCGCAAAGACACTGGCCCCCTGCGATGTCGTAGCGGCTTCTGCCGTCCATGCAGCGTGCAGTTCCGTGCATCACGGGCGATACATGGTCTGCATGATTACTAGGCGACACTCGACCACAGGACACGCAGGCAAAGCCGTCTCGCGTCAGCACAGCCTGCCTCCACTTGCGATGAGATGCAGAGCAGTAGCCACGCTGTGCAGCGCTAGGGCGCTCGCCGGTTGGCTGCCCAACTCGTGGCGGCCTGTGGCTGGGCATCCGTGTAGGCATGGGCCTAGCTCTTGAACATGACGAATCCGGTCGTGCCCGTGCTGTTGGTGGTGGCGCTGACGATCTTGAGATACTCGGTGCCGAACACTTCATCGGGCAAAGCGTATGCCCGGCCCTCTGTGGTCGAGGCGGCCAGCGTCAGGTCTGCCACGCTGCCATCAACCTTGTACAGGCGTCGGAACGCACCAGTAGGGGCGGAACCTACCCACATCTGTAGCGACGTGGCAGCGGTGGACATGGTGCCAAACGAGACTACAGCCCCTGCAACGTCACGCATGTCGAGCGTGGTCGCCAGGCTGGTGGCTGTGTGCAGGGTGATGTCGAAATCCCGGTACTTGCGGCTGATCGTGGCATCGGACATATGTGGTCTCCTGTGCCTCTAGGCTAGGCATCTGTGCCGTTCCCCTTGCAGTAGCGTGCGTGGCCGTCTTCTCAATGAAGAGCGCAGTTCAGGCGGGCGGCTCGGGCAGCGGCATCCAGTGGGTGTAGGCACAACCGGAGTGCATGTGGTTCGTCCACGAAATGCCCCATTGGCCGTCCTGCCGGAACGCCATCTCTACGCCACTGCTTTCGTGGTTGACCAAGACGGCGACGTTGTCGGGCGGCAGCCGCTCCTCCACCGGAATCCAGCGGCGTTCGATCTCGGATGCGGCCTGCTCCAGTTGCTCCCGCCAATCCTTGCTCATTCCGTCAACCGCAGCGACAGCCTCATCGCCGCCGCCGTAGACCGTGATGAGTAGGTCTTTCATGTGGCCCATCCGACTCTCCATTCGCTCGGTAGCGTCATTCCAGCGTGACGCCCGCCTCGTCCAAGATCATCTGCCGAATGTCGGCCGCCAGCACACGAGTCGCAGCGTCAGGCGAGCCGTGTTTCAATATCGACCGGCAATGCTGGTCGATTGCCCAGATGAGCGACCTCGCCGCGCTGCCCTCGCGGGCGGCGTCGAAGTCGGTCTGCTCGTCGGGGAGGCTGTAGGTGAGCGTTGCGATTGGCATTTATAGCGAAGTTAATACGGTTTATCGGCCACACTACACTCGCCGGGTGTACGGTGCGGCCGTAGTGTAGCGATTTCCAGATTCCAGAAACCGATAGGTCATGGCCTATCAAAAGCCGCCCCAATCATATCATCGAAGCCATCATTTTTGATGCTTTTCGCGTATGGATTCGGGAAGAAAACCTATGCACTTTTTCTTATGTGACGAGGTTTCCGCCGCCGGAAATGCCCCGTGATACTGCCCTCCGATACTAGGCCGTATGCTGGTGCGATAGCGCACGCCGCTACATAGTTGGAAGAGCGCAGCGCCTAGACCGGCACCACCGGCAAATACTCGCCAGCGGTGATCTCCTCCACCGCGCCGCTTGCCAGCAAGTTGGGCAGCATTGCTGCGACCGCATCAAACGCCGCGAACTCAGGGCGCACGGCCAAGAGAATCCGGCCTTGCGAATCTCGCGGGGCGACGGCCGCCGGGTCGAAGCAAGTGGTCGGCGGCTGATGCCCCCAGGCTGCATCCAAGCCCAAGCGAACCTGTTCGTAGATCGCCGCGTCGGCGGTGCGGAAATAGCGTTGCGTCATGACAGATAAGCCAGATTCCATTTGGTCCCGAGATACTTGCGAACTGCGTCAGCCTCACTTACTGCGAGGCTCCCTGAGTAAAGGCACACCTCAGCAATCGACACATTGCCGAGGCTGCCGGGAGTGGCGTTGCCATCTGTAGCAAGCGAAAATCCACTGGCGTTATTTGCACCGGCGTTGCCGCTGACGGTCGCGCCTGTCTTTCGCAGACGAATTGCCGACGATGCAGAGTTTTGCTGAAAGTCCCAAATGTTGAACGCTGTCATCGCCGCACCAACGGATGATAGTTGCAGCACCGCGCCTGCAAACAGCCCCATAGTTGTAGAGCCAAAGCTCTGGAATTCACCAGACCGCGATCCTGCTCCGGCGAATCGCGCAGTCAAAACGATTTTTCCAGATGCGGGAGTGGCCTCGTATCGGTATACAAAAAAGCACGCAAACGGCTGGCTCAAAGTTAACGCGCAGCCCATTGAGTCGTTTGTTCCATCGAATGTAACTACAGGCTTGCCGTTTAGGGTCACGCTGCCATGTAGCGGTTGGTTGTTCGTTGTGTTCTGGACTAGATTGCGCCCGTTCCCGCTCTTGTCCGCCCACTGCTGCACGCCGGTCTGAATCGTGATGGATGCACTGTCTGCGGCGTCATACCACGCGGCAAGGCCGCTAATCTGCTTCGGGCTAAACCC